TTCAGCCACACAGCTAGGCTACCTGTCATAGCACCTGTGACAACAGATATAAGGCTTGCTTGTTGTGTTGTAAGATCGGGCTGTGATAACGCCCACTCGATGCACCTGATGTACACACCTGTCATGCACAGCATCATAAAACGTGGCAGTATTTTTAGCTCTAATAACTTTCTAGCAACTTCTTCTGCACTCATCTAAAGCCCCCCTTTAGCCAGACTATCCAAGCAACCAAACCACCTACCATAGCAGCTATAAGCAAAGAAACAAAGCCAAGACCCAGTATCTCCATAATCTCTTCTCGCTTACGCCTAGCAAGTTCTTCTTGCACTCTGCGTTCTTTACGAGCTTTGGCTTGAAACTCTTGCCAATCTCTGTATAGACCAGCACGACCATAAAGCTGCATCCAGCTACGCAATTCACTCTCTTGCTGTCTTAACTTCTCAAGGGCAATAAACTCTTCTAAATCACCCTTTCTAATGCTACCTTTTCTTTTTTTATTACCTTTACGCTTGAGTTCTTCTTTGGCAATAATCAGGTCAGATATTGCTTTGCCGCACCTTGTTAAATCACCTGTATTTTGAATGGTCTTTTTTATTATTGCAAAGGCAGCATTAGCAGCCGCAAGTTCGGCTAACATTTTTTATCCTATGAGTAAGGACTATCGCCTAGCAAAGTTTTATCCCAAGCAGCTTTGAGCTTTGCTATTGTGGTAGCACTGTCAATGGCTGATGCTGCTGGCGCATCACGCAAGCTTTTTTTCTTCTCAGCAGAAGCTGTCTGTGCTGAACTATCGCCAGCTTCAAGAGCCTTCATGTAAACCACATCTTCTGCTTCAAGAAGCGGTTGACGCACTTCACGGATTTTATCTTTGAATAACTCTTTTGCCTTAGTCATGTCCTCTGAAATGACCTTGCCAGACAGTGACCAAGCACCTCTGAAATCACGGTTGCTGGGGATAGACGTAGCTTCTGCTTTGTCTATTTGGTTTCCGTCTTTATCCACAATGTAAGTTGTTACAGCCATGTCTTTCTCCTATGCGGCCTTTGATATGCGCCAAGCATTACGCCAGACACGAGTTTCTGGTAACTGGTCTTTTCTACAGATAAGCATCTTTGGGCTGTTGCCCTCATCCCACGACTGCCAAACAGATTGTGGTATGTCCTTTTGAATTAGGTACTCTATTGCTTCTTCTTCGCTCATAGCTAGCATTGGCTTTGTGTCATGCAACAGATAGCCTCTAGTATGTTTCTTAAAGTCTGGTTGTGCTTCGTCCTTGGCAAGTTCCCAGTAAACCCACACTGGCGGTAAAATACCGCCCTGCATAGCTGCTGCCATCCAGTTAGGGTCAGGTACAAGAATCTTAGCGCACTCATCAATGTTGTCCTCGTAGACTACACGGTAGTCAGACTGATAGCCTTCTAGGTTTTCCTTCGCCCAGCATAGGCGGTCAAATAGGTGTCTGCCTTGAAAATCTGGTGTTTCTATCAAGCTAAGTCTCCAAATCCTTGACTGTCACAGTGCTTTGCGTCTCTATATGCACCAGCCGCATAACTCAAAATCTCATAAAGTCCAGAAGTGGTTGTGGAAAAAAGACTTGTCCCTAATCCAGTGACAGCCGTACCTGAGAAACTATTAGAGTTTATTCCGTTGGTGTAACCAGCTAGTGAGTAATTAGCATTAGAATAGTTGTTAGTCATATTAATCCCAAATTGACCTGTAGCTGTATCAGTTATGCTAGAGACGTTAAATGAATTTAGTGAAGTTGGCGTTCCAGAGGACGCATCAAAATTTATAAAGTGTTTTGCCACGCATTTAACTACAAACTGCGTATCAACCGTGCCTGCGGTGCTGTGTTCTAGTTGGTCTGCTACAATCTTGCCAGCCATTATGCTAAGTCTCCATGAACTGTAATATAATTTCTTCCCGCATCAAGTGACGCATTATTAGAATGAAATGTGCTAAGCTGAAAAGTAGAAACTGTAGGGCCACTGCTTTGAGTAGTGTGGTAAGCATTTGAAGAAACTTGCACATTAAGGTCAGTGGTACTATTTAACACATTACTTATGGTCATAGTATGCGACCCTGTACCGTCATCTGAAAGACTAGATACGTTAAAACTACCATTATTAACAGGCCCAGAAGCGTTGAAATAAATCCAAGCCTTTGCCAATCCCTGCTGAAGATTAGTTGTAGTGCTATTACCTTCACCTGTTACAACAATAGAGCCAGCAGTGCTTGTACCAGTGAGCGTATTTGTTTTGATTGTACTCATGCTAAATCCCCTACTGAAAGATTTGGTGCGTATTCATAATCATAAAGACCACCAGAACTTGCATTTGCATACCTAGTAGATAATTCAATTGTAGATGTTGTTATATCACTTTTTCTTGTTGCCGCATTTTGGAGGGCAGACGTTGTTATATCACCGCCATTCCAAGCAGGAATACCGCCATGTGTGTAATGAACATTAGAAAAGTTATTTGTATAAGATACTGACGTTTGCCCAGTATTTAGGTCAGACAAAGAACTGCAATTTAAACTATTTTGTATTGCTCTGGATGAGTCACTGTTATCGTAAATAACAAAATGTTTTGCTGCACTTTGCTTAGTCAGCGTAACAGGGCTGCTACCATCACTTGCTACGATTGTATCTGCTTTTAATGTACTCATCTAAACCACCGTATATGTTTCGCCAGAGCCAACAGTAACCGTCACACCGCTGTTGATTGTTATAGGCCCAGCACTCATAGCGTTCTTGCCATTTGTGATAGTATAGTTGGTTGTCACCGTCTGACCGTTTTCATAAAAGACCTCATCTGAGCCACCACCTGTAGCACCGCCACCAGCAGCTATGCCAGTAAGGTTGCTACCGTCAATGGCTGGTAGCGTTCCAGTGATGTTTGCCGCTGGAATATTAGTGAGGTTTGCAGCAGATGATGCTGGTAGGGTTGCTGGCAACGCAGTCAGACTAGCTCCGCTGATGGCTGGCAAAGCACCAGTTAGCTGTGACGCTGCTATGCTTTTATTTGTCAGTGTTTGTGAACTACTCAAGTCAACCAAAGTAGCATCTGTTACAGCAGTGTTAAACTGTGCTAACGTGCCAGAAACAGTATTGCTTCCCAGGGCTATGGTTTTGTTAGTTAGTGTTTGTGTGGCCGCTAATCCAGCTATTGTGTCTGCTGTAGCTGGCAGGGTAAGCGTAATGTTTCCGCTAAAATCAGCGTGTGCTGGTGCTTGTAGTTGAGCATAATGTGCGTTACTAGATTCGCAATAAAATCTAACATATGATTGTGCGCCAGAATTTTTGATTGATATAGCACCTGATTGCATATCAATACCATTAGTGCCGTCTATCCTAACAACGCCAGTCCCATTGGGAGTTAGCGTGATATTACCGTTTGAAACACTAACTATATCCTCGCCATTTACATCAAGCGATCCTCCAAGTTGAGGAGTTGTATCAGACGCAATAGAGGTTAAAGATGCTTGCGATACTGTTTGCCAAGCAGAACCTGTATAAACCTTTATTGCATTAGCCGTTGTATCAAAGAAAAGATCGCCAGCATTTAGTGCATCACCGTCATTATCTGTAGACGGTTCACTAGATTTTGAGCCTAGATAAACATCATCAAAATTGTCTGCGCTTGTTGCTGCCGCCGCCGCACTTGCCGCCGCTGCTGTAGCAGATGATGCCGCTTCTGATGCTTTTGTGGTTGCTGTATCTTTGTGACCGCTTGCCGTTGCCGCACTAGCCGCACTAGCGGTTGCGCTTGACGCACTAGCAGTTGCGCTTGACGCCGCATTTGTAGCAGATGTTGCCGCAGAAACAGCATCTACAAGCAAAGCAAAGTGATCTGTGTCAGTCAGCGAATCACCTACTACAGAAGCAGCTACACAAATGTAAATGTTATTAAGTTCTGATGCGGTAGTGGATTTAACTATATCTCTTACGGCATACGCAACTGTTGTTACCGTAGCATCAGTACCTTTAAACTGGCCTATTTCTTGAAATATTGAGATGTTGCCAGAACTATCAAAACCTAAAACTTTATTTGCTCTGGCTGTTGCATCAGCGGTAAACTCAGATGTAGCAATCACATTAGCCTGAGATACCTTTAACGATCTTCCAATCTGCTCTTCTAGCTCTTGTGCTATAAATGTTAGCTTGTCCAGTGCATCTTCATGTGTAGCTGCTGGAAATGGATCGTTAGGCACATAATCTGTAAGCTGTGTTCTTGCAGTTGTGCGTAACAACACCACTGTCTCACCGCTTGCTGGGATATTGCCTGACGTAAAGGTTACGTTTCCACCACTAGAATTACCAACACCTGAAACTGTGTAATGAGTTGTCTTGGTCTTTGTTGTTTCTGCACCAGTAGAATCAGTCCTAATGATTACAGTGATATCATCATCATCAAAGATTTTGAAGCCATAAGCAAAGACATCGGTACTGCCATTACCGCTATAGCTGTTTCTGGTTGTTGCGCTACTTACTGTCATGCTTTACTCCAGTGTTGCCCTAATTTAACAGATTAAAAGGTGTTTGCATATCTGCTAGGAGGAAAATAAAAATCTTGCTCCATATCACGCTGCATACGTTTTTCCATTCTACGCAAGTATCCTGGGTTAGAATGTTCCATTAATCCATAGATAAACAGGTAGTCCAAAGCTGTTTTTGTATAAAATAAGTTATAGCCTGGTGTGTTGCTTATAGCAAAGCGTGTAGCATTTTTAGTAATAGCATCAACATCGCCAGACAACACATTATTGTAAATTCTAGCTATATCATCTATTGAGCCAAATGTAGGGCCGAGCAAACTTTGTGATAATGTTTGACCGTATTTATTGTATTCGCCAAACAAAAAGTCTCCGTATATACCCATGCCGCCGCCCTGTAACATAGCTTTGGTTAACAGTTCTGTGTTCAACGCTGTTTCATCACTAAAAACATCTAACGGCTCTTTACCTTTAATTATTTCTTTAAGTTGTACAGAAAGATACCCCATCATAGTAGCACCAACCATCATCTGTGCTAATCCAACCAAACCACTTGATGAAAATCTTTTGTCATTTGGATTCATGCCAGCCAGTTGTTTTTTGGTGTAATACTGACCAGACATTCCTTTCATAACATAAGTGATTGGAAAGCCTTTAAGCTGCATAATTGCTCTTATTGCCTCTCCTAAAACAGTTCCCCTTTCTTGACCAAAGTTCATAAAAGCACGTTCTTTTGCACCTGGGGTTGGTATGGCTGTGTCAGCGGAATCAGTTAAATATGTTGCTATTTTTGTTGCCAAGTCATCTCTATATTTATCAATCATAGCTTGAGTTGGCTGCTTTAGTTTTCTTTTTCTTGTTTGGTTTGCTTTTGCTAACGCTGCTTGCGAAATAGCCGAATCAGGAAGAGCATCAACCCCAGAAGATGTCATATACTTATTTCCGTCAACGGCCTCTAAATCCATTTGACGCATCAAGTTCCATTCTGTTTCATTTATTCCATAACGCTGAAGATTAAACAGTGTTGCGTTTGGTAAACTTGCAAATGATTGATCAGCGTAAGTTGCTAAGTCAGCAGCTAACATTTTTGCCAACCCAACTTTTTGTGCGTTATTCCAATAATTCATACCATTTAAACGGAAGAATATATTGTGTGCTTTTGCCATCATGCCTGGGCCACTGTCATTTGCACCAAACCTAGCAAACACATCACCGTTGTAGCCATCTACACCCACATTCAACAGAAACGCTAATCGTTTTTGATCTTGCGAACTATAATTTCTAAATATGTCACTGAAAGCTCTTGCGTATGACGTAAATATACCACGATCAGTTCTAGTGTTTATAAAAGACGCTTTACTTGCTATATCAGAAAATGAGGTGATTGTAGCCATTCCAAGTTTTGACATGTTCTGCAACATTCGCCACCCAGCAGCTATACCAGCAAAGTCAGCACCAAAAATAACTGGTCTGCCAGCACCCCTTGCTCTTGTTGTGCCGTCAAGCTCTTTAAATTGGTTTTTCAAACGCCCTTCTTTTTTAACAATCTGATCTATTCGATTTGCGTTTGCTCTGTTAACGTCCTTTAAATCATCCAATACACGATCAAACATAGCCTTTGGATTCGTTCCAAACTTTTCCATAAGGCCAATGGATTGAGCATCATGCGAGATAGCGTTCATAACTGCATCAGATAAACTCATTCTGCTGTAAGTTTTAAAATATGCATGAGCCGCTGCTCCATCCTTAAAATGAATAATACGACTTTGACTTAATTTTTTTGCTAAGTTTGCTGGCCCAGTAAACGAATCTAAGCTGTCAATCTGACCATCATCACCCCTTAAAGCATCTACTTTATCATGTTGACCAGAAACAAGATTATTCCATATATCTCTTAAAAACTCTTCGTTTGTGTATGGCGCACCCATTCTAGTGGCTGGTTTGTTTTCAAATGTTTTGGGGTCTAAAACATCTGGCCTTAACATATATTCAACCCAAGATGTTCTTGCCGCCTCTAATTCTGCATCTGTTTTTGCCCCAGCCCTTAGAAGAATTGGATCATGTGACTGTCTAACAGCATAGTTTTTTAGCTCTGCAATCATTGCGCCTTGTTGATTTTTTCTTTTCAACATACGCTTTTGAGTAATCTGTATGATTTCCGCAATGCGCTTTGCCTCTTTGCCACCAGCAACATTTATATCAAAATCATCGCCATCAAACATGGCTTTGAAAATTTGAGGTTCTAGTTCTTTGCTAAGGAAAAGTTTTTCTAATTTTTCTTTATGAAGAGCAGCTAACAACTCACCAGCATATTTGCTCATAATGCCTTGCTGACGAGCATCAACGCTGTTCATGCCGTCTTCCGTATATTTGAAACTGCCCACCATTATAGCTGACAAAGCGTCTGCTGGGTCATCTGATTCTGAAACAAAACGCATAATACTTGCATACGCTTTTGCATTAAGCAATCTATTTCGCTTTTGCATTACAGCGTTAATTCTGGCTTGTTTTGCTATCTGTTGGGCAAGAGAAAATATTTCTAACTCTTCGCCCTCACTGGCATTTTCAACTCTTTTCTGTAGGCGTTCAGTAAGAATATCGAATATTTCTTGTGCTTCGTTGCCTTCTAAAACAACCCCTGCTTTTCTCGCAGCTTCTAGTATTTCATCTACGCAACTCATCCTAACGCCTCACAATACAGGCAGCACCAGCCCTGCTGATGTCTTCAAACTTGCTTGCTTTTTCATCAAGAGAATCAAACCCTTGAATGGATGCTCGCATTTCGCTTGAAAGAAATTTTTCTGTTTCTGGATTAAGCAAGTCTTCTTCTAATAACTTGTTTTCTGCCTCAATCTCATCTGGGTTTATTTCTTCCATAACAGGTTTGTCAGCAGCCATTTCATCCACAGCATCTTGATGCTCGGCTAAATTGCCCAAACCATCTCGTTGTAACTGTTGATTTTCTATAAGATCTTCTTTTTGTTGTGCTGTCAAAACGCCCTGTTCTGTTCGCACTAAGTCAGACGCCTCTTGTAGCTGAGTTTCTCTGGTCTGAATCTTCTCTTGCAACTCCGCAAGCCTAGATTGCTCTTCAGCGGTAATGTTTTTGTTTTTGCGTTTCTTAGCCCTAGCTTTTATTTTGCTAATTTCTTTTTTAAATTCTTTAATGTCAGATGCTAGTGCAGCTTTTACATCAGGGTCTTCTGGACGTTCTATTGTTTTTCCAGCCCTTCTATCTAATTCCACTTCGATGGCTTTTTTGTCTGCTGTAAGTTTATCTATGGAAGCAGCATCATCAGCATCTCTTGCTACTTGCAAACTTGCATCTATATCTGCTGCTTGCCGATTTAAATCTGCCTCTGAGATTGATGAAATAGCAACACCATCAATTTCATAATCTTCATCAAAAGATGACTTTGATCTTAAATTACTAGCGTCTAATATTTTTTCTGTGCCATCAACGTCACGCACAGTTATTGTGCCGTCTTTTGCTATATCAATAACATCAACCGCTAGTGGCGTTCCGTTTGTTTGGTAAACTATTTTTTTGCCACCTTGCTCCTCTACTTTTGCTACATTTGTTTTTTCTACGTTATCAATAAGAACACTGAGATTTACTTCTTGATTGTCGCCCACTTGTGCAATAGAAGCCCTTTGTAACGTGTCTCTTGTAGATGCTGGAAGCTTGTTAATTCTGTCTGATATTTTTCCAAACCCAGCGTGCAAGCCACCACCCAAAGCTGAACCCAAAGCTATATTTAAGAAGCTGTCCATTAAGGTGTAGTCATCATCATCCTCAAGAGCCGCTGCACCAATAACCAAAGGCTCAACAACGGCAGCACCGATAGCACCATCCATTGTCCCTGTTGCAAATCTACTGCCAGTTGTTTTTCCAGCAAGTTGTTGACCAGCAACCTTAACGGGCGATTTTATCTTTGATGCTAAAGTTGCATTTCTTGCAAAAGCTACAGAAGGTATAAATGCAGATGCAATATTTAAAGGATCAAGAATACTTCCACCCAAAGCAACACCAAATTGTGCGGCTGTTAAACCAAACCCACCTCTTGAGCGACTAAGCGTTGTTTTAAATGATTCACGTTCGTCATGCCTCTCTGCTAACAATTTAGCTAAACCCTCAGTAATCCCCTCATCATCTACAGAAACGCCCTCTCTAAAATGTTCACTGTCAAAATATTCTTCTCTTGTTAAGGTTCTTCCTTGCCTTCCCCTTGTAAGCTTTTGCTCAATAATTCTTCCCAAAGCGTTTGCAGGGTTGTAGTATAAAGTTTCTTCAAAAGTTGCGCCAAGAACATCTAGTGTTCCAGCCCTAGCATTATCAAAATACTGATCATGGACATTCTTATCAAAATTTTGTTCTGGTATAAAAACGTCAACCATTAAAATAACTTCTTACTATTAAAAATGTTTTGAAGTCTTGTTTTTAAAACACCAGTTCCATCTCTGTATTCATCAGCTAAAGGCAAAACAGAGTCAAACGGAACTGAGATAAAGCCACCAAAACCCTCTACACCAAGTGTTGGCGGTGTGAAATCTTCAACAGGCTTCATAGGCACAAGATTGCCTAACTGGTCAACTAGAAAAACACCTGTGTTGTCAACCGTTGTTCTCCAAGATCCTTCGTTTTTTAAATCAGCCAGAAACTCATTCTGAAAATCCTCTTCACTTTTTCCTTCTGGTGTGGGCGGAAAAATAATTCTCTCTCTTAAATAATCTTGATCCTCAAAAACGCTGTGCTGCAAAACTGTGCTTATATCCTCTGATCGTTCCTGCAAGGCAATCGGCACTCGCATTTGTTTATTATTTATATTTTCAAAAACAAAATGATTTCCTATAATGGTATCGTAAGCTATTTGAACAGCCTCTTCTGCGTCAATAGACCTTACTGCCATTAAATGCTTTGCTGCATTTCCTATAGCGTCTTGCATTTTTATAATATGAGCAGTTCTTCCTGCATCACCGCCTACGCCCACTGTTCTATCTATAACATTGCCCATGACGCTTGAGGCGTAGTCATCTACAAGATCACGAACAAGACCATCCGCTACTTTTCTCTCATCGTTTGTAAGCTTAGATTTAAAGTTTTTAACATTTTCCTCTAAGCTACCATCTACCACCGTCTGCATATTAATTTGTTCTGGATACGCTGCTCTCAGATGTTCTGCAAAAGAAATTACATTCTTGTTCATCAAGTGACGCATCACTCTGTTTTCATTTTCTGGGCCAAAGCTACCGACAAAATCTCCTAAAATTCTTGCCTTATCCATAGAAGTATTGCCTTCAGCATTATACTGAGCAGTAAAGTTTGTTAAATCATTGTTTGAGGTTACTCTTACATCTTGTGGGGAAACACCCATTTTAAGCTGTAAATTAATTAACTCGCTTGGAGTCAAAGGTGCTTCTGGTTTTTTTCTATTATAATAACCAACGAAATCATCCTTTAGTTCTTTGTTACGATTTGTTATTCTTTTTGTAAGAAGTTCAAACCGTCTTGCACCTTGCTCTGTATTTCTGCCAGCCCTTGCCTCTTCAATGATGGCTTTTTGTTGTTCTGCTGACGCAAACTCAATACTTTTGAAATCTCCACCTGCTAACTGCATAGCTGCGATCTCAACTTCCATTTTGTTTGCTTGATCAAACTGTTCTGCATCTCGCAAGCCTTTTATGGCTGCGGCAGCTTTATCTTGCTCCGCTTGAGACAGCGTTCCATCTGGGCTTGCATCTATTGCTGCTGACGTGCTTCTCAAAACTTGTTGTGAATTTGCTATCTCTAAAACTGCTTTATCACGAATTGCTGCGTTTATAAGAGATTTTATCTTTTGCCTGTCACTAAAGTCTGTTATCTCTGGCCCGATTAAAAATTTGCCGCCTTCTGTTGCTGTTACATTATCTTCCATTTGTTGCAACTCAGAAAGAGTTTTGTTAGCTATTTGCTTATCTATTGCATTAAGGTTTGCACTGAGAGCCTCTGCCTTATCATTAGTTTGTTTTGCTTTAATTTTTTGAATTAAAAAATCTCTATTTCGTGGCTTCATTTTGCCAAAATCAATGCTCGTTACGCCTCCAAAACCATCTTCAATATCTACAACTTCTCCACGCCTAATAAGGCTTACTGTAGAGTTAGGGTTGCTTTCATCTTGGTTTATCGGCAATAACAATCTGTCAGGGTCTTCTCGAATAATTGCATCATAGGCTGCATCAACTTCCATTTGATCAGTTATTTTTTCTTGGGCGTTGATTGCAGCCAATCTTTGACCGTATTCTTTTGAAGTCATGCTTGGACGTTCTGATTCAAGTATGCCGCGCATTTTATCAATATCTTGTTGGTTGGACGCTGAGTTTACTTGTTGCTCAAAACTACTAGCAGAAAGCTCTTTTCTGTAACTTGATTTTGAATATTTTATCTGAAGGCCTTGAGAAGACCACCTTTCAAACCCATCATCCAAATTTTTCTGAAGCTGCTGGTACATATCACTAGACGGATCAAGGCTACGCAACTGAGACATCGTATCTTCAATCGAGATATTAACTTGATCTGCTCTCATTTTTTGTTGTTTTCTAAAAAC